TGAGCCTCAGATTAATGTTAAGCGTCTTGCCGGACGCGTAATGTTAACTGGGGCTTTTCTCTATCTGCCGTTGGTGTTCATGCCCGAGGCAGATAGCCTCAAGCACCCGCAGCAATTCTACTTAACTATCCTTTTCCCGCAAACCGTTTTTATCCCCAGCGGCAAATCGAATACACCACCAGCGCCACCGCCATCGCAATTCCTACCGTTGTGAATGCTTCAGGCCAGGTCATTGATTCACCTCCTGCGGCGGTTCTGGTAGCGACATCCAGTGGGTTGCTTGCCTAAGATCATTACCCGGACTAACTGCTATACCTCCGCGCCGGAACGTGCCTCCGAGATAGCGTGCGGAATATATTAATGGCCCAGCCTCGCTATCGATATTCATCGAAATAAGCACGTTCTGGCTCTTTTCAGGCATTCGCTCAGTACAGCTTATCCAGCCATCCAGAGTTATCGGAGATCTGGTTGACGTTTCCGAGATTTCCCGAAAATTGTTGGTTGACGAATTCTTATTTTCCCGAAAGTTTCCGGCCTGAAGCATGGCGACGCGGCAGGCGTTCCAGCCATCAGCATATGTTTTAGTTACACCGTCGAGATGGCAGGTAAGCAAATCCATTTCATCAGGCACTACCATTGCTATCGGCTCTGCTTCCAGTGATGCCAGCGCGATACGAAACACATTAGCCAGCAGGCTGTCTGAAGACTTGTTATCGTGCGCCGAGTCGCTCAGGAAGCCTGTGATGTATGATTTAATCTCCGCGCGTTCTCTGGTAATAGTGCTCATATCAGTTTTCCTTATACGGATTAATTTTATTGTGCAGTGCGCTGAATGATTCCCATGTCACATCGGTATATAGCTCAATAACTGGTTCAAATGTCCTTCCAATTATCCAGACCAGTAATAGCGGGGATATCGGTATCATCAACACTATAAACAGAATGAAAAACAGAAACTCTGTTGTTCTGCTCTTTCGTGGGTAATTTTTTTCTAAATAATGTTTCATTTCTTACCGCCCTTTCGGGCGGCCTCCTGATGTTCTGAGGGTGCAGGAATCCCTCCGGTTAAGGATTTAATAAAAATCGTTTCTGATTTAAATCTTCAGTATTTAGTTGTTAGTTGGTTTATCGCCTTTATGCTTCAGCCTTATTTCGCAACCAGACACAAACCGGGCCATCTTCCGTATCATGAATGGAACCAATAAACCAGCCATCGCCCTCTGGTCGTTCCGGTTCCCATGCAGAAATATCAGCATCACACGCATCAAGGTCAGCACATCCTTCATCTCTGAAGCAGAGGACGTATTGAAGATTATTTTCCTCCATCCAGGCGTTAAACTCTTCCGTTGAAATATATTCCCGACCATCACAGAATTTTTCATATTCAGGATGTGTCCAGTAGCCATATCCGTCACGAACTACCGGCATTTCTTTAATTTCACTCACTGTTAACCTCCTGCAACGCTACACGATACGCCTTCTTTATCCACGCCTTACTGCCATATAATTTCGTCTTCATAATAAACACACCTGCACGACTCGCCGATATCCCCGGACAGGTTAACAGCACAGCATCCACCACACGGTTATGCTTCCGAAACTCCATTACAGTACTGCTGATAACCACCTGCCCCACCGGGCCGTAATCCTGATACAGGATTTTCACGCAGACACCCTCCTGTCGAAATAAACGTAGTTATTCACTATGCGCAGCGGCATGCCTAATTTTCTGGCAATTTCCCTTCTTTGCATGCCTCTCTGATGCAGTTGCCGCGCCAGCTCAATATCACGCTGAGAATATTTTGCCGACGGGTGAAAATCACCACGTAACATCATGCTGATGCCCAGCTCCCGTGCCTTCGTTCTCACTGCCGCTTCAGTTCGTCCGATAAGTGCGCCAACGCTTTTTACCTTCATCGTTCCCGCACACTGCCGGAGTATCATGATTTCCGCCCGGCACCACGTCTTCCACCCACTCACCGCTGCTGTTCTCTGGTGGCGGTAATATCCCGGAGAATATCCCGGCACTTGTTCAGCTCCCGCAGCGCGGCGCAGACTCGCTCCCACTTCTGAACCTGACCTTTTGCCCGGCGCAGCTCGCGGTTAGCCACATGCAGCGATGGTAAAATCAGACCATCCGGATGCTTTCTGGTGAACGACGGCTGTGACTGCACTGTGACCGCCACACTTTCCGTTTTTATTTCTTCCTGTGTTTCCGCTTCCCCGACTGGTAACGCAACACCTGCTGGCTGAGGAAAGGCTTTACCATCCGTTTCCGTTATGGATGCGGCTTTCGGCTCTGCCGGTAAATCAGCGCCCGGTATGCAGTACCGAAATTTACCGCCCTGATTCACGCGAATCAGACGCCCTTTGCTGATTGCCATGGCCAGTGATGAATTCGCCCGGCGGGAGGTAATCCCGAACATCAGTGCCAGCTCATCCGCCGTTTGTGGGCCATGATGTTCAATCGCCTCAGTCAGCATTTGCGCTGTCACTTTCGGTACCGGTGACACTGGTTCACTTTCACCAGTCTGAGTCAGCCACCACATCGACCCCTTGTTATCCGCTTCACCACGGCGCTTCAGTTTCCACAGTTCGTTGACAGCATCTTCGCGGCTGATTCCAAGGCGCGATGCCACTACCTGTGAAGAGGCTTTTTTCAGTGCTTTCAGTGCGTCAAATACGGTTTCCATTAATATTTCCTCCGACAAAATCGTTTCTCAGATTCAAATAAAACCAGCTGCCTTCCGGCGTTCGTATTCCTGTTTCAGCCGTTCAATTGGCGTTGGCCCTTGCGGGTGTTTCGCCCCTTCCAGTTGTCGTCGCACTGGCGGAACACTCATCCCGTTACCAACATGCTTTGCCCATTTCGTCAGTTGCCGTTCCGCAAGTCGTTTTAACTCACCTTGCGTCATCTGGCGCTCAATCCCTCTGGTACGCATTTCGAGGCAGATGTGGTACAGCACAGGCTGTGGCCACGGGTATTTATCACTCCCGTCGTATCGCCAGGATTCATTGCGCCAGCGCCGGTACTCTTCCATCACGGCATCCACCGTAAGACCAAATGGATTTGCCCCACTCTCCGAAATCAGCGCAACAAACTCAGCCAGGTCCGGGGGCCACGTTTCACCCGCCCGGCAGCGGTCCATGCACTGACGGCACACCAGACGGATTTGCTGTTCAGTCATCGCACCAATCTGGGCAATCCAGAGCTTCGAAGGTGCGGCCCCGTTCTTCTGAGTCCAGCGGTTCGAATACACCTCCCCCATGAGCTCCCACAGCTTCCAGGCCGTTTCCGTTGCTGATAAATCCGTTGTCACGTTCCCACTGTTCGCGTGCAGCCCGGATTTCCTGAACTGCCCGTGATGCCGTGCCACCTGATGCTGCATGGCTTCCCCCCTTGCTGACTGGTTTTACCTGTGCCCTGACGTGCTGCACGTGGCGGGCAAATTTCTGCTCCCACTGAACCTGCGTGAAAACCTTCCCCTCCGCCATCCAGTAATCCCGGAATGCGGCAAGCTCAGCAGGTGTAAATTCCGGCTCAGGCAGAGCCATACCCCACACTGCTGCCCGTTGTCGAAAATCCGGCGACGGCTGCCAGACAGTAGTCATCGAAAATTTCCCGATCGGTTCGCTCAGGCCGTCCAGGTATTCAGGTTCGGCTGTCTGCAACGGCGCACCATTCGACTCACTGGTCGGAATACTCTCGCGCGCGTTATGTGTGGGGTTTAATTCTGTATCTGTATCTTTATCTGTATCTTTATCTGTCGTGACTTGTCGTGACAGATGCGTGACACGTCGTGACTCATCGTGACAATCAGCATTATGTTTCCGCAGCTTTTCCCGCTCCCGCTGCGCTCTCTTGCGCTCTGCCGGGGATTTTGCCGTTTGCGAAACGTTACCATTGTCCTCTTTCAGCACCTGACGTTTTTCCCATCCGGAAATAAGGTCACCATCCAGAACCCGCCCCTGCATTGCATGCAAAATTGAATCAATTACGTCTTCCGTCACATCAAGCGCACTTGCTAAATCTTCCGTCGTGACATCAATGTGACCACGTAGTGACACGCCGTGACATGTCGTGACATTTCGTGACGCACTCACCAGAAGGTGGATATACACCGCCATCACTGTTGCGATTGGCTGTCCTGAGACCCTGGCAATGGTTCGCCATTTGGGATCATTTGGCATGTCATGCCACAATCTGAGCCAGGCATTAGCCATACTCACCTCATCTGATACCGAACTTTACCCTCGAACATCCGGAAGAAATCCGGCATGAATATTGTTGGTCAATGCACGACAACAGCATTACCAGGCTGACCCCCACTGTTAGTCAGGGTGCCCCAGGCGATCGCCGCTGCGACAAAATCATCCACATCTTTCACCAGCCGATCCCTCCGTTCGACGATCTCACGGTAATATTCAGAGCTGTGACTGCGCATACGGGCCACCAGCAGAGGCGGCATTGCCTTTTCGATCGCCGGTAACAGAGCCTGCATTTTTTCAACTGCATCAGGGGTGTCTTTCTCTATCCAGCGGAAAATTTTCTGGGTATTGCGAGCCAGGGCTTCCGGATGGCTGTCGTCGTACAGTTCAGGAAACGTCATACCCAACTCAAAATAAGCCTGGGTTATTCCAGCTGCCGGAACTTTTTCGCCATCAGGACGCGCCCAGGCATTCATCGCCATGCGGATGTGTTCATGCTTGATTTTCATGAATCCCCCCTTGGTTAGAAGGCGGATTATGATCAGAATCGGGAATGACAACCGTCGGTATGTGTAACTCATATTTGAGCGCCCCGGCAGTGACTGCCTGAATTAGCAACGCCCATTTCCACGGAACGTCTTCCCCCCACATGCTGACTGTGGTTTTTGACGTTCCTAGAGCGGCGGCTGTTTTAACAACTCCGCCAAAATAGCCTAATACTTCTGATTTTTTCATGAGTCGCTCCATAAAACTGAACGCCAAAAGTTTAATAATCAAAACCAAAGAAAGTCAAGAAACAAAACCATCTGTGTTTTAAAATCAAAACATGAACAAGCAAACAATATCTGAACGCATAACCCAACGTATGCATGCGCTAAACTTGAAAGGCAAAGACCTTGTCAATGCCACTGGCGCATCAAAAGGCTCCGTAAGTCAATGGATGAACGGTGGAGGAGCGCCGTCCTCGCGTTACATAAGTTCACTGGCAAAGATATTGAAAGTAAACGAAAATTGGCTTCTTAATGGAGGAGAGTTAAATACAGGTGATTCGCTTGATCTATCTTTACCGCCGATAAAAACGGTTCCGCTACTATCACTTCAGCAGGCAGCAAGCTGGAGTGATTATATGAAAAATTCCTCAATAACCTCTTGTGTGCAGCTTGTCGGAGAAATCCCGGCCAATACCTTTGCTGTTGTTCTAGAGAGTGACAGTATGTCGACATCTGGTGGTGGAGTTTCCATCCCAAATGGTTCAACAGTTTTTGTTGATCCCGATCGAATCGTACAACCAGGAAATATTGTCCTTGCCTTACCCAAAGGGACCACAACGCCTGTCATTCGCAAACTGGAGATAGAAGGGCCGGATATTCTTTTAGTCCCCACGAATCCTCGCTACCCTTCAATTATGCTGGATGATCTATCTTGCATATTGGGAGTATGCTTTAAAATTCAACAAGATATTTAACCAACCTCATCTATTTGATTAACTGTATGCCATCGTAGTGATGGCGTAACAGCTGCCTGCTTAAAATGTTTTGATAAAAAAACATTGACCTTAAATGTTCGTTTTTCTAAACTTCATTCATTCCCTCACCCCGCCCCACAGAATGCAGGGCAATACTTCGAGTTACCAGGCAGTGGTCAGGGGTTAAGTAGCCAGCCCGAGGCGTAAGAACATGACGGCAGGGTTCAACTTTAATAACTATGCAGCAGGTTTTTGTTCCGCTACCCCGGCGTTAAGGGGAAATGAGGTCAACATGGATACGCTCAATCTTGGCAACAACGAATCTCTGGTATGTGGCGTGTTCCCCAACCAGGACGGTACGTTCACCGCGATGACGTATACCAAAAGCAAAACGTTTAAAACTGAAGCTGGCGCGCGTCGCTGGTTAGCCAGAAACACTGACTGATGAGGTTGACGATGGAATTTAAAGATTTACCTCCTTCAATCCAGGAGATTGCAGCACACACACTTCGTCATCGTCTGAACGAACTTGAATTGGAATCGGTAACGAAAAAAGACACTGATAATATGGCTCGTAATGTGCGCGATGCGTTTACCGGATTGTATTTCTGTGCGTCTATAAATAAACACGACTCAGAGAGTGTGGCAAATAAAATTGCAGAAACGACAGCGCAAAACATCAATACGAAACCAACGGAAGAAGAAATTGATCAGTTTGCTCATGATGCTGGTTTAAAAAACAAGAAAGAAAAATCGCCATATGCGGGGAACATGTTTGTTTATGACAATCTCATCAGAATTCGTGGCGAAATTCCGGCGGAATACCTGGCAAGAGTCCATCAGGCATTGCTTAAAAATTTGGAAACAGAATTATTTGATGGCAACACTAACGGTTTCTTCATGGTATCAGGCCTTGAGAAAGACTGGGATGCAGAAAAACGCTGGAATGTTGCTACATGGTTATTCAGTAACAGAGCCGCTGCACTGGAAGCTTCGGCATGTATTTGCGGCCTGTTCTTAACAGACCACAAATATAATCTGGATGTGTACAGTTATATTTACGCTGAACACGGTCCACTCTGGATTGACTGGTAATTATAAGGAAACACCAGCAGGGCCGCGGCGACCAACAGAACGATTAAAATCAATAATGCCATTATAAAGGACATTATTTAATTTATCGTCGAATGCTGATTCTGTGAGCCTCAACTCTGAATGAGTTTTTAATAACCCTGATTGCCTGAGTTGATTTACCAGGCATTCAATCTGTTTTTCAATAAGCGGATTTCTTTTTTTGTTTGGCATTTTATCCTCCATTGAGGTTCTGGGTTAAAAATGGAGACCAACACGCTGTCACGTGTGGTCGTGCGCCGGACACGGATAAGAATCCGGTACTGACAGTTTACTGAAAGGATATTTCCCTGAAAAGTCAGTGCATAACGCGAAAGCGTACGGCGAAGCTCTTTCCCTTAGAAGGCTTGTCGTTAGATTTCTTCGAACGTGCGCTTCCGGTTGTGGCACTCCGCGAAATGGCGCGGCGGTAAGTATGGCGGGGTTATTCCTTCCCCATTGAGGACACCGGGTTGTCAGGTTGACCATACGCTTAAGTGACAACCCCGCTGCAACGCCCTCTGTTATCAATTTTCTGGTGACGTTTGGCGGTATCAGTTTTACTCCGTGGCTGCTCTGCCGCCCTTTTTAAAGTGAATTTTGTGATGCGGTGAATGCGGCTAAGCGCACGCGGAACAGTTAAAACCAAAAACAGTGTTATGGGTGGATTCTCTGTATCCGGCGTTAATTGTTAACTGGTTAACGTCACCTGGAGGCACCAGGCACTGCATCACAAAATTCATTGTTGAGGACGCGATAATGGAAACGTTATTACCAAACGTTAATACGTCTGAAGGTTGTTTTGATATTGGTGTTCTGCTCAGTAACCGGGAGTTTACTGAAGATGCCATTAACATGAGGAAATATGAGCCTTATCTGCTCAATGATAATTCCATACTTTCCCGAATTGCTCTTCTTGAACTTGGTATTTTCGGAGAACGTCAATGACTTCAGCATTTGCACTGATGATGACGGTTTTTCTTATAACGGGTGAATCACAGAATGTGATTACCGGAATTTATGCCAGTAAAGAATCCTGCCTCCAGGCAAGAGACGAGCAAAAAATTTCTGGTGAATGCCTCCCGGTAAAAAAAGTATCGCTGTACCTGAATAACGAAACACCGGCTGGATAACCCTCCAGCCATATTAACACCATACCAACGGATTAAAAATGCCAGCAATGGCAGGGATTTGTTCACCCTTAAATCTGTAATGAGGTTTATCAATGAGCACTGATAAAGAAGAATTTGCGCTATATTGCGAAGCAAAAAATGACAAAGTCAGAAAACGTCTGGGAATTAAAGGTGGTTTTTACTGGACTACAGCAAAAAAATTATCTGTTGCCATCTCCCGCTGCATTACCGCAATGGATGACAACGATTATGATGAAGACGACTTTAAAAAACCCGTTCGCGTCCATTTACCCGTTGTGAATGACCTTCCACCTGAAGGCGTGTTTGATACCGAATTCTGCAACCGATACGAAAAAGGCGGGGAAGATGGCATTACAATGGTATTTATCGCGCCCTCTCCCTCCGTGCAGGAGAAACCAGCCAGTACTGACAATACCAACGTCAACGGCGAAGACATGACGGAGATTGAGGAGAATATGCTCCTGCCGGTTTCTGGTCAGGAGCTGCCCATTCGCTGGCTTGCGCAACACGGCAGCGAAAAACCAGTAACGCACGTTGCACGGGAAGAACTTCAGGCATTACATATAGCACGGGCGGAAGAACTGCCGGCTGTTACTGCCTTGGCCATTTCTCACAAAACAAAGCTGCTCGACCCGCTGGAGATTCGCGACCTTCACAAACTGGTACGCGACACTGACAAAGTTTTCCCTAATCCCGGTAATTCAGACCTGGGACTGATAACTGCTTTTTTCGAGGCATACCTGGACGCTGACTACACTGATCGGGGTCTGCTGACAAAAGAGTGGATGAAAGGAAATCGTGTTTCGCGTATCACCCGTACGGCTTCCGGTGCAAATGCCGGTGGCGGGAACAAAACCGATCGCAATCCGAATTTAGTACACACCTTCGATACGCTGGATGTGGAGATTGCAGCAGCCACACTTCCGATGGATTTTAATATTTATGAAATTCCGGGCAGCGTTTATCGTCGCGCAAAAGAAATCGTCCTGAAAAGAGAAAGTCCGTTCAAAGAATGGTCCGCAGCACTTCGCGCAACCCCGGGTATTCTGGACTATTCCCGCGCCGCTATTTTTGCACTTATCCGGAGCGCTCACCCTGAGTTTTATCACTACCCGGGACGCCTTCAGGGGTATATCAACGCCTACTTAACGGAGACTGATCACGAGAACCCCAGCAAGGAAACTCTCACTGCTGCACGACATACACCGGAAAAAGATATCCTGGAAGAAGTTAACCGCGAACTGTCTGCTAAGCAGGAAACAGAAGAAGAAAATGATGAAGAAAAACCGCAACCATCTTGCGCAATGGCAGAATGATAATCAGAAGAAATCTGGCAAAAGACCGTTTTACAGTACCAAAAACACAGGCGGGAACCAATCGTGTGATTCACCTTATTAAGCCCGCAATCGACGCTCTCCGGAGTCAGATGGCACTAACGAGACTGAGCAAAGAGCATATCATCGATGTTCACCTCAGAGAATTCGGCAGAACAGAGAAACAAAAATGTACCTTTGTTTTTCAACCTGAAGTGTCAGCGAAAGTAAAAAATTATGGCGACCATTTTACCGTTGACTCAATAAGGCAGATGTGGGACGCAGCGGTAAAGCGTGCCGGAATCCGCCATCGCAAATCGTATCAGTCGAGACACACTTATGCCTGCTGGTCGTTAACAGCAGGAGCTAACCCGGCATTCATTGCAAACCAGATGGGCCATGCAGATGCGCAAATGGTGTTTCAGGTGTACGGGAAATGGATGTCAGAAAATAATAATGCGCAGGTAACGCTGTTAAATACACAGTTAAGCGAGTTTGCCCCAACCATGCCCCATAACGAAGCGATGAAAAGTTAATTTTTTATTTATCAATTAGTTAGATTGAATGACTCTTGAAATCCATAATTCATAGATGTTTTTTACTATTCTGTGGGTTTTTGGGTGTTTTCTAAGTTTTTTCAGATGGTTGTATTTTTTCTAAAAATCCCTAATCTCGATTTTGCTGTTTATTTGAGGCCTTT